CTTGTAATGAGTTAGTGGCCTTGTCGGCTTGCTTAAATCCTTTGTCCTTAAATTCGGATGCAATATCTATACGAATATTTGACATTAGGCAGCCTTTCTAACTGTTGTGCGTTCTCTAAATAGTCTTGCAGCCTTTTCGATAGCTCTCATGGTTCCGTCTAGGGCTTTACCATTATTGTCGGTGTAAGCCGCATATAAGACGCGACCGCGAGTTACTTGCCGTCTGTCGTAAGACTTTAGAGGTCCGACTGCATTCATAGCACCGACAAAGATTGCCCCGGCATTCGGATTATTACTCTGTCCATCGGTAGAGCCTCTAGGACCTGACTTACGTCCAGACGTTTCAATAATTGCGCCAGCTGCCGATTTATTCAATAATGAATAAAGGCTGCTAAAGCCAGAACGATTACGCTTGCCACGGCCAAGGCTATAAGTTATACCGCGACGTGCTACGCGTGCGTCGTACTTAGGAAACGCTCTGGCTCGACTTGTGCGGCTTTTGACTTCGGCACCTGTGTCATTCCAGTTATACAGATTGCCTGGAGCCTGTCCAGGTAATTTAGAGCGAGCTTCGTTTACGACTTCCTTAAGAACTACGCGAATTTCGTCGTCCATTTGTTTACGCAGGTCAGGCGCAAATTTCTTCAAAGCTTTCTTAAGCTCTGGCACGCCTTCGACCACGACTGGCATTTTCCCGCTCTTTCGCCTGTTGTTTCAAAACCTCGTAAAAGGCTTTGAGTAAATCTAAATCCATGTTAATAAACTCGCTAGGCGCGATACCCGTATGTACCGAAAGCTGGGCTACTCGATACGTAAAGCTATCGCGCGTTAGCCATTTGGGTAGTTATCCGCCAAAACCTCGACGGCTTGCAGAGTCTCCAGAAACGCTAGGCCAAAAGGCTTAACGTCTGGAGCATCTGCGCGGCGTAAACATTCCCAGGCTAGCCAGTAAATATGTTCCTGTTTTTCATCTTCCCTAAAAGCTTTGTGGAAGCCTTTACGGAATTGTTGTTCGAAAGCGTACTCGATGGCTGGGGTAAGCTGGTGCGTACTCTCAGTTCCATCTGCCCTAGTAATTTTCAAGCTAGCCATGATGCCCCTTATCTAATTTTTACCAGGTGCCTGAGTCGGCAACTGTTACTGCTGAGTTTACTGTAAACGTAATGTCCATAGTGGCCATGTCGCCTGTAGCACCGTTAATCGGTGTTAGGTTGTTTACAAGAAGGTCGCCAGTCCAGAGCTTGTTGGTCGCTGATACGGCGGTAGCTTTGTCTTGGATAAGCTTCCATGCAACGGTTGTACCGTAAGCATCTGACAATGTGTCAAGGACGGAAGTTGCTGCCTGGTCGTTCAAAAACGACACGGTGATAGTTGCGGACTCTAGTCCTTTTACGAATTTGTGAGCTGTGTCACCCATCGCGGTCACTTCGAGTTCATCGAATGCCTGATTCAATGTGACAGAGGTCACATGGTCGGACAAATCTACGGAAGCAATTTTGAGTCCGACTTTGTTGTTTAGCGTAATCGCCATGATTACTCCTCGTCTTTCTTGGTTTGTTTTGTTTCTTTCTTTTCAGCGGGCTTTACTTGACCGATTTTGGCAAGGAAAGCTTCGCGTTCTTTGTCTACCTCAGCCATGTTAGCTCCAATCTGATAGAACGCTGATAGTTACCTCGCCTGAGAGAAGCTCTCCCGCTGTACCTTGTAGAACAGCTGGCGCGGTAAAAGTTCCTAGTGAATAAGCCAGATTAGATGCTTCTAGCTTATTGACAATGTTTAAGTAAAAGTCTTCAATGTTAATAAGGTTACCTTGATTATCGAACATAGGTGCCAAAACAATAAGCTTAAAGTTGACCTTAGGCTTTACAGTTTTGTAATGGTCGTTCGAAGGCTCTATGTATGGGTCGCCTGGCTCTACGACAATTGAGTTAGCAAGCGGCGTGGCAGGTGGGAAGGAAAACACCTGCCAGGCCGTATTGTCACTTAGAGCAGCCGCGATTGTTCCACGAAGGGTAGAGATTGCCGACATTACCCGACCTGACCGCCTGGTGCTAAGTGGTCCGCAAGTAACCCGCGTACACGGGCCATAAGCGTATTACCCATACGATAGGGCGAAGGCTGGAAGTCTGGCGAGATGCCACCTGCATTAGAAGCCTGGCGTGCTTGCCAGATGTCAACAGCAATCATGAGCGAAGCTTCATTAACTTCTGGCAGGGTTTCGTAATCTATGTGTGTTGTACCGTAAACAGTTCCCCACGGTACTAAATCATTCTTTACTTCTGCTGTAGCGTTATTAACTGTGTAACTTACTGAAAAATCTGTGCGAGCAGTAACAGTCTTAGAGCCGTTATATTTTGCTCCGCAATTTTCGACAGTAATGGTCTGACCTACAATAAAATCATGTTGGACTGGCGTATAAATTGTCGCAGTCGTCGTTGTGCTTTCATGAGCACTAACGGAATATTTGTTATACCAAAGTTTAGCTTTTACGATATTCTCAGCAGCCTGGCAGCATTCTTCGACTACCGCAGATGAATATAAAGCACCAATACCTAGAGCAGCACGAAGTTCGGCTTCTGTTACAAATGTGGCTGGCATTGGTTTCCTTTCTAATGTTAGCCCCAGCGGCTAGGGCTGAGCCGCTGGGGTAACTCGATTACTTAACTATCAGGTTAGGTTAAAGCGACGTACACCCTTACCGCTCTTTGCAACATAAATTGCAAGATAGCCGTAAAGGTTAATCTCGACTTCACCCGAAGTAAGAACGTTAACGCGTAGGTTGGTCGTTGGAGATTCCCAGCAGTAGACCGAACCTGGTGCAACAAGGAATGCAGACTCGTCAACAATTCCTGAAACAGAAATGTTGTGGTCTACGATGAGGTCAGTACCGAGAACATTACCGCGAACGGATGTAGGTACAGCCTGTCCTGCTGCGTTAAATTGTGGTGATGCGACTGAGTAGAGTGGACGCTGTGAACCGTCAACATAGCTCATGATTGACGCCCATTGGTCTGTAGATGCTACAAGTTTGTTAGCGAAATCGCCGCCAGTTCCCTTGTATGCAGCAGCAGCTTCGGTTGAGATGAAGCTCTGTAGACCAGCCGCAGTTGCAGCTACGCCTGTCGCCTGTGTTCCGTTAGCTGTGAAAGCTGCAATAAGTGCGTTATCAGTAGCTTTCTCGTACGCTTTTCTCAACTCGACCATCAAAAGCTCCATAAAGCTCGGCGAGCTGCGGTCGATGAGTTCAAAACTTACGCGATTGAGACCTGAGAATTTCTCAACTGTTACTGTGTCGTAAGCTGATGTCATTCCTGTCTCAGATGGTGCTGAGCCTTCATTGGTGTCTGCAACTGTTGGTGCTGCGTTTGGTGTACCAGCGTTTGTGTAAAGACGTGGAACTGTGAAGCTCATGCCTTCCGCAATAAGCGCGTTACGAGTAACCGCTTCGAATGCTGGACGACCTGTGAAGGTGTCGGTGATGAAAGTGTTTAGGTGCTGAGGAAGTGTCAGACCTGTGTTTGTGCTTGTTGAGTCATCTGCTGCGCGTACGAGCTGGCGTGCATTGTCGTCTCCGAGAGCTGCCTTAATGTTAGCTTCGAGATATTGTGCGCCAGTCATAGGAGCGATGCGTGGTTGTGCATACACGCGTGGTGTTGCAGCTGTAACCTTAGGAGCTGAGGCTTCTACCGCAGGGGTTTCGACCTCAGGTGCTACGGCTACGGTGTCTGGAGTATTCTCCACGACAGCCTCGCTTTCTGTTGGTTGGTTGTCTTCTTCTTTAGCTTCTTCCGTTTCGGAAGCTGCTACCTCTTTAATCTCAGCCGACTTAAAAGCGGGATTTGAGACTAGAGAAACTTCAACTAGCTTTGCTGCTAGAACATGGATAACGCCATTAGCAGGACGTGAGTCAATTACTTCTACGCCTACGCTCATCCCTGTTTTTAGTCCTTCGCTTGCTTCTATAAGCGCGTCAGATGCTTTTGTGGACGCGCTGAGCTTGAAGGTGCCGTACCATCCATCTTCGGATGCTTCAATAGATTGAGCGCGGCCTAATCTCACTTTGTCGTTATGTTCTTCTAGGAACAAAACCTTTTTTGGGTCGTCTACCTGGATTGACCCGCGCTCAAAAATTACTTTACCTGCGGAAGTGTGTCCGACTTCGCCTACTGGCGCAATCTTTCCACTAATAGTACGTCGTGCTGAGTCAGCAGACGTAATCTCGCTAGAGAATGTCAGTTTCATTTATGTTATTTCCGTTCGGTGTTAGGTCTTCCATCTCCATAGCTTGCTCTAGAGAAATTAGGCCCAGGGTTAGCATTTTTTCAATGACGTTAAGTCTTTCCATAGCATCGCTACGAAGGAATGTATCGTCAATTGCAAAGCGCACAATATTTCCGCGTGGAGTAATGTCGTCAAGTGAAAGACGGTCTTCAATTGCAGCGTAATAAGGACGTAGTGATAAATCTACGAATTGCTTGCGCTCGTCAATAACATTTGCATAAGTCATACTGTTATTCATTTCAGCAGACAAATACCACGCAGGTACATTCATCATTCTTGCAATCTGAGTCGCCATAAATTGCGCGCTCTCGTTGTAA